ATACTAATTAATGGCAAAATAGCAATTATGTGCCTTTTTTTATTTGCAAAATGGAAGTGATTATCGTTAGGATGCTTGCAAAATATCAAAAGTAATCTTTTTTTGTCCGTTCATTTGTTTTCCTGCAAGATTATATATACTTTTGCGCTGTCTTTGGCTGGGTAGCTTAGCTGAATAGAGCGTCAGATTCCGGTTCTGAAGGTCGTGGGTTTGAATCCCACCCTGGTCACAAGCTTAAAAATCAGTATTTTAGAAGTTTAAGCCGTATTTCTTTTATGGATTTACGGCTTTTATTTTGCTTACTTTTGCTTGAAATCGCTACTTTTGCTTGAAAATGTTTCGCAATAGTTTCGCAAAAATATAGAGGTATGGCCACATTTAAGCATGAAGTACAAAAGCAGCGGAAGGACGGTACTTTTAATGTAAAGATACTTGTCACTCATAACAGACAGTTGAAGAGATTGCCGACTGGCATTTATATCACCAAAGATGATATGACGCGATCAGGCAAAATCAAAAACCAGAAAGTATTAGATCAGATAGATGATTTGATAAGGCTATACAGAAAAAAAGCAAATGAACTTTCTATTGCAATTAATACCATGACTATAGATAAATTGGCAGATTATCTGTGTGAGCCGGAAATAGCCTCTATCGATTTTATAGAAGTGTTTCGTGATTACATAGATGAGAATGCAGATAAGAAAGGTTTGAAAAATTACAGATCGGCGCTAAACTCTCTTATTAAATTCATAGGAAGGGATAGGTTGGATGTTTCGGAAATAACTGTTGCTTTTCTGGAAAAATATGAGACTTATCTTGGGAAAGGCCGTGCGGTGTCTTTGTATCTTGGCAGTATGAGGCATGTTTATTTTTATGCGAAACAAAAATACAACGACGAAGATGCAAAAAGGATATTGATACCTTATTCTCCATTTTCAAGATATAAGGTTCCTCGTCAGAATATTGCTGAAAAAAGAGCGATTAGTGCTGATCTTGTCCGGGAGATAATAAAATTGCCCTATGACACTACAAGTAGGGGAAATAATAAAGAAAATCGTTATAATCTGGCAAAGGACTGCTTTATACTATCATTCTGTCTTATTGGAATGAACTCTGTTGATTTGTACAATGCGGAAATATGCGAGAATAGCGAAATTGTATATTGTCGGACTAAAACAAAGGATCGCAGAAGTGACAACGCAAAGATTCGAATAAAGATACATCCCCTCATATTGCCCATAATTAAAAAGTACATGGATAAAACAGGAAAAAGAGTTTTTAGGTTTTATCAAATGTATGCCGATCAGTCGACATTTAATGCCGCTCTAAATAAAGGATTGAAAGCTGTTGGAAAAAAGATTGGTATTCCCGATCTTGAATTTTATGCAGCCCGCCATTCTTGGGCCACGATAGCAAGAAATGATTTGAATACTGATAAGTCAACCATAGATGAAGCCTTGAACCATGTTGATAAGAATCTTTCAGTTACAGATTTGTATATAAAGAAGGACTTTTCGATTATTAACAAGGTTAATAAGTCGGTTTTAGATTATATATTCAATTTTACATAACCCGCCGGCGACATTACCGGCGGGACATCCAAACGTGATACGTTGGGTACGAAGCCCCAACATGCAGATTTATCTTGTTTTATGTAGCAATATTATGAAGCGACAGATATTCTTGTATGCTTATTGATTGTTTCCCAGATTCGAACGTACGCCTTTCGATTTTCTTCTTTAAAGTCAATCCCAGTATCGTCGATAAATATTTCATGCGCCAGAACCACATAATCGGTATTCTGTACATAGATAGATAACTCCGATCTTTCCGGCCGGGAAGAGACAGATATTATAATGTCACTCTTTGCGATCAGTTTCTCGATCATGATTCGCTGGATTCCTTTCAGTACATCTAATGTTGTCATAATATTAATCTCCATTATATCTATTGTTAGCATAGTAATTTGTCAGTGTGTTAGCCATGAAAGCCATAGAACAAGTACCAACATTGCGTTTTGCATCCTGGCTTTCGCATTGCTTCTTATTCAAGTTGAAAAGCTGGTACATCTTCATCGCCTTGTCATAGGAACTTCTTTCGTCCTTCCAAGCCTCTTTTAGGCATTCGCTGAACGTCAATACATGATTGCGGTACTTCTTGCCAGCCTTGAACATTGACCAAGCGGATTTCATGATTCTTGCTTTGTTGTACTTTGGTGCTTCCATTGTCTTGTTGTTTTATTATTACGATGCAAATGTAAGTAGTTTGCTTTACATTACAAAGTAAATGATAGTAAAAATGCATACATTTAACATTATTTTGTAAGTGGTTTATTTTACGTTTCGCTTTTTGAGGTATATTTGCAACAAGTAATAGAAAAGATTATGAATAGAATAAAGGATTTATTGAAAGAGAAAGGTGTAACGATCAACGAACTGGCCGATAAAATGGGGATTAGTCGAGTAACGTTATCCACTCAAATTAATGGCACTGCTAATATTGCCTCTTATGAAAAGATTGCTACAGCCTTAAATGTCCCTATGTGGCAGTTGTTTGCCTCTCCTAGTGAGATTGCAAAGGAACAAGGAACAGGCTTACACTGTCCTAATTGCGGCGCCAAACTTGAATTGAAGAAAGTAGAATGATTTATTAACACTTAAATATAGATTATCATGGAAAGTATTACATTGTTTGTTTCGATTGTGATTATCGTGTTTGGAATATTGCAGATCATTTTGTTTTTTAAGATTTGGGGGATGACTAATAATGTATCTAAAATTGAAACTGCATTATCAAATACGGAAAATAGAGAAGATAAGTTTGATTGGAAACGTGATTTTTGTGTACTGATTGCGTCTGGCAAGAAAGAAGAAGCAAAGGTGTTGTTATTAAGAAATATAATAAATAGTTTATCCTTTAGAAATGTTATAATCAGTAATAATGAAAGTTTTAGAAATAAAGAATTGGATAATCTTAATAAAAAATATTCTGTCTATTTGAAATCAATAGGATTAAATATTTCGGATGTAGATTTTGATAATCCAATATATAAGGAAGTGATTAAATAAATACATTATTTGTAGATAGGATGTAAAAGCCCGGCTGACCGGGCTTTTACATCCTAACAGGCAATCCCAAGTCACTGAACTGCAAATAAAACCAGTAAAATGTTTGTGGGTAATAAAATAATTACCTATATTTGTGTCGTAATAATAAAAACAAGATATGCCTACGATATTCATCTTATTTGGTTTTCGCTTCTCTTTTTACGCAAACGACCATGAACCTATTCATGTTCATGTAACAAAAGGGAATATAAGTGCAAAATTTACATTGTTCCCTGTTGCTTTGGTAACAAATAACGGGTTGAAGTCGTCAGAAATAAAACTTGTTGAATCAGTAATAGAAGAAAACCAAGAGATTATAGCAGAACATTGGAATAAGTTTTTTAATAAAGCTAAATAAATTGAGTCATGGGAAATATTGTTGTAGAAAAAGTTTGGTTGACCGATACGGAAGTGTGGATTCGCACCGCCGATGGCAAAGAGGCTTGCGAAAAGTTTTCAGACTTTCCAAGATTGAGATTTGCGACACCAGAACAGCGTTCGGATTTCACGTTGAGTAATGATGGTATCCACTGGGAGGGTATAGATGAAGATTTGAGTTTTGAGGGGTTTTTCATGGAACGTCCTTCCAATCCGTTATACGACGTGTTTATTGCGCATCCGGAACTTAACGCATCTGCGATTGCTCGCAGGATGAAAATGTCACAGAGCTTGTTTGCTCAATATGTAAGCGGGACGAAAAAGCCATCTAAAGAGCGTTACAACGAAATATTGCAGACAATTAGAAACGTAGGTCGTGAATTGACTGCGGTTTGAGTAAAAAAGTGCTAATTGATTAAGTAAAAAAGAAGAACGACAATCAATCCGAAGACTGGCAGTTCTCTTCCTCTGGCACTACCACCACTCCGGCAAGTCCTACACCTGCGAATACAGGATGTAGGGGAGAAGGTGATTTGATAGGAAAAACTTAAAACTTTATAAATGGATTCATTAAAAGAGAAGAAAACGTATATATTTAATAGTCCAGATCGCGAGTATTGGATAAGGAGATCTATAGAGATTAGGAATGAAGTCGTGAAATCCAAGTATGATCTGAAAGAGGTTATTACCATTGTTATAGAAAGTGGTATATGCCATTTAGAACCATTTCATATTGTTCTTCTGTCTTGCATTATTGACGATTTAAAGTCCAAGAAATATATGGTTAGACTTACTGTTAATAATAAGGATCTTGAAAAATTAATATATGAAGATATATCTATCAAGGAATATTGGACATCCGAGAAGTGTGATCATGTTGAATCTCATAGCAGGGAAATATTAAATCTATGGAGAGTTACTGACTCAGGGAAAGAAGGGTATAGCATAAGTGTGGAAAAATACTTTAAAGATCTTTTCCCTGAAAAAGACATGTCTATGGTTAGAACTTTGCTTAATGAGCTTTATTTTAATATATTTGATCACGCTCATGCAGAAGGGAATGCATTTTCGTATGTCAGATATAAAGCCGATGAAGGGAAAATACATATAGCGATATGCGATTATGGAATTGGCATATCTGCTTCTCTTGGTGGAAAATTTGAGGGCTGTAAAGATTCTTATGTATTGAAAAAATCTTTAGAATCAGGCGTAACTTCTGGATCAAAGGCATATAATAAAGGATTTGGGCTTGATACGGTTGTAACATTTTTAAAAGGTGAAAATATGTTCAGAATGGTGAGTAATAAAGGACTTATCAAGTTAACCGGTAAAAATGGTTCTTGCGAAATGTTTGATATTGATTTTGATTTTAATGGAACTTTGATTTACTTTGATATCTCAATAGATTCCTTTGAACAAGATTTTGAGTTTGGAAGTTTTACTTTATAAATATTATGCGTATGAGACTGATTAATATTGCGAGTTTGTTAGAAGGGAAAAGTTATCCTGATGCTGGCGCGGCCTTGTACCCGCATATAGAAAGTGCAATCAATTCAAACCAGATGCTTGTTATTGATATGACGGGAGTTGATTCTATTCCAACGTTATTCATGAATACTTCTTTCGGTGAGGCTCTTGGTAATTTTGGAATGGATAAATTTAGAAAATACATATCCTTTTGCCACATAAAGAAAGCTCAGGCGGATAGGATAAAGGAGTATCTTTGTAAATATGAATTGGCCTATCTTACAAAACATACATAAAAATAAAGCCGGAATAACCTCCGGCTTTATTTTTATCCTCTTTCCTCCAACACCTTTTTAAGCCTTTGCAACCTCAGTATATCACTTGCAAAGGTCGGATTATCCCAATTCCTTTTAACCGATCTGACATGTACATCAATGTACTTGCTCAAATCGAATATATTCTCACACTCGCTTAACCGGATCTCGTTAAACGTCACTTGGTAGTTCTCAAACCAGGCTATTAGCTGTTTTAATTCTTCGCTCATGGTGTTTTTCGGGCAAAGATAACTACGAAAAGATATTTTATCAACAATGTATTGTTGATATGAGGATTAATTTGTAATTTTGTGCAAACGGCTTAATTTAAAATGGATTATTATGTCTTTACAACAGAAGCCGTGCGTGTTTAGTAAAATCGTTGAAATACGATCTATCAGGGATCAAAAAGCAAGATTATCAGAAAGAGAAAGAGAATTAACCAAGCCTATCTTGACAGACTTAGATATGATCCCGACATTGTATGAATGGTTTAAGGAGATTGTTTCTCAGCAGGAAGTTTTTCGAGCTAATGTCCCCCAAAGAAAGAAATTCATTTTCATAATTTTAATTTTGTATTCTCCCGGTGCTCTTGCCGATGGAAAAATGAAAAAGGGATTAAGGGATAAACTTGCTGAAGTATTTGGTCTCAATGGGAAATCCACTATTTCCGATAATTTAAACGGGTTGTATCTATCTTATCAGCTGTATAAATACTTTAGACAAGATATCCATCGTATATATAACGAAATAATGGATAGGATTGGATAATATTCACTCAATTAACAATATTCACGACAATGGTTCTGTTGTCGTGAATAATTGTAATGATCCTTCCTATAGCTGGCCTATGCTATTTAAATTTGACTCAATTAATTATAAAAAGCATGGCGTTGACACAAAAACAAGAAATGTTCTGCAACTACTACCTCGAATGCGGAAACGCTTCTGAGGCTTATCGACGGGCATATAGATGTAATGGTAAGTCGGACAATGCAATTTGGGTAGAGTCTTCGAAGCTCTTGAACAGCCCTAAGGTTGCCCTAAGGATAAGAGAGCTCCAGTCTCAAATGAGGAACCGGTCTGATATAACCAAAGACGAAGCGGTAGGGATTCTTGCCGATATTGCTCGTGCCAATATTGTCGACGCGTTGGAGGTAAAGTCTAATGAGATGTTTACAACAATCCTGATCAAAGATATCTCTAAATTACCGTCAAGCATACAACGTTCCATTCTTTCGATTAAATCAACAGATAAAGGATATGAGTTAAAGCTCTATAATAAGATTGATGCAATAGATAAGCTATCTAAGCTGTTGGGTTGGGATGCTCCTATAAAGCAAGAGGTAAAACAAGAAGAAGGAAGTGGTTTTGTAATACAGGTCATTGATAAGAGGGAGGACGCGGATCATGGCGATAATTAAAACGACTAAAATATTTACAGAAGTTGATAATGCCATCCACTCCGGCTATAAGGTTGTCTCTGCTCAGGGTAGTTCGCGTAGTAGCAAGACGTACAACATCCTTATCTATCTATTATCTCATATCCTCACAAACAAAAAGTCTCTATCCATTGTCCGAAAGACATTGCCTGCGTTAAAAGGTTCTGTGTTTCGCGATTTTAAAGAGATTATGCAGGATAAGTATAAGATATGGGATAATAGATGTATGAATAAGTCTGAAATGATTTATACACTTCCGAACGGTTCATTTGTTGAGTTTTTCTCGACAGATGATGAGCAGAAGATCAGAGGTCGTAAACGAAATATCTTATACTGCAATGAGGCAAACGAAATTTCATTCCTGGAATGGCAACAGCTCGTTATGCGTACTACCGATTTTTCCATAGTAGACTATAATCCATCCTTTTCGGACGAACATTGGTTGTGTGAATTGAACAAGGACCCACGCACATATCACTTTATTTCTACCTACAAGGATAATCCATTTCTCGAACAA